GATTGTTATCTGCATTGAACTCCCGGTTAGGGACTTCCATGTGCTTAGCCCAGAACAATTTACCCACTACTTTTACTTGGTTCATACTTTTTCCTTTGTCTAAAAACAATATTATAACACATTTTTCAATGTGTGTCACGCCATGTCTTACCTATATTAAACTCACCAGTGACAGGGCAACGTAAGCCAAGGATTTCTCCTGCCTCTTGTATGCTCTGCACTGCGAGTTGTCCTACAAGCTCGCCATCTTTTTCTTTTGTTTCAATCTGCCATTCATCATGGACATTTGCACAAAAGCCATACCAAACCTTGCTCTTCCTAAGCTTCTCATCTAACAAAACAAGAGCCTGTTTCATTACGATTGCGCCAGCTCCTTGCAATAGGCTATTAACCGCTGAGTGCTCTGAACGTACCCAAATTTTTCTACCATCCAGCCCCGGTACAAAGCCCTTGCTTGCATACTTGGATACGTTATTGCGTAATACCTTGAGGGCGGGAGTGTTGGAAAGAAAACTCTCGATAAGCTTCTGTCCATCACGAGCATTACCACCGACAATTTTACCAATCTTCTCTGCCCCTGCACCGTAGAGAAAGGCGTAGATGAACGTCTTCGCTTCATCCCTTGTCGCAATACCCGCTGCCTTTTGATTTTGTGTGTGTACATCAGTGCCATCTTTTGAACTTCCTTCACATACAGTTTTGATATAGGCATCGTCCTTCATGTAATGCGCCAGCATCCTAAGCTCAAGGCCACTGGCATCAGCACCAACAAGAACATTACCTTCATCCACAGTCCACAGCTCACGACAGTCTTCTCCATATGGGCTTCCCTTGTTGGGAACCTGTGCCATGTTGGGAGAGCTGTGTGTCATCCTACCAGTGACAGCACCATTGGTAATGACACTACCATGCACCCTGCCTGTGTCCTCCATCTCATTGAGCCAGCTATTAACCTGAGCCACACGCTTTTGCAGCATGAGGTATTCAGACAAGAGCTTAGCCTCTGGTAAGTCAATGGAAGCAAGCACTGTCTCATCAACAATGACACTACCCTTGTCTGTCTTCTTGGTGAACTTAACGCCAAGCTTCTCAAGACGCTCAGCAATTTGTTGTCTGCTGCCGGGATTGAAAGGGGTGACAATATCTTTGAGAGGAGCACCTGTTCGTTTGTTCTTCCTCCCTGTCTCAACATATGGAGGGAACACAACTTGCATGTTGTTCTCAATGTCAACCATCTTTCCTTGCAACATAGACAACAAGCCCATAGCTTTCTGCATATCAAGCTTGAAGCCATGCTCGTGTTGTTTCTGAATGATGATGGCTACGTCATGTTCAAGCTTAATGCTTTGCTCAGAAAACTTTTCTTTCTCAAGCATCTTATTAAGCATGTCATATGTAGCAATCAATGCAGCAACGTCATCCTTGCAATATTCATAGAGAAGCTCAAGGTCTGGATTGTCCCAGCGGTAACTAGCAAGTAACCCCGTCTTCTCTACGTAGGCTTGGGCATAGTCAGTTTTCTTTTGCCCTGTCCTCTCTCCCCACGCTGCCAAACTGTGGCCTCCTTCTAAATTTGGATTGTATAGCCTTGATAGTATCAATGTATCTATCGCTTTCTTCGCTGGAATCTTCACTCCCCAACACCTCTTGAGTACTCCAGCGTCGAAGCCTATCAAGTTGTGTCCTATCACTTTGTCTGAGTTTTCGATTAAGGGTATCAGTGTACTTGCTTCTGTGTGACATACAAATCCATTTTCATCATACGTATAACAGCACCAGATGTGGCTATGTGTGCTGTTAGTTTCTGTATCTAGAAAGAGCCTCCGCATTTGGTTTCCTTATTCATATCCAAGTTCCTTAACCACTAGTGTAGCATATCCTGAGATGTCATGCCAACTGTCTGCATAATATGGATTGCCGTTAAGAATACGAGCCATCTTGTTACAAATCATGTCCATGCTTTCTTGCATGGCTGGTGACATGTCATGCCAGTTGCCTCGTGTACGCACAATTTGTTTCAAGTCTTGTGCTGTACGTGCAACGTCTTTGTAATCACCATAGGTGTTCTGACGTTGTGCTAATGTTCCTTCAACTGTTAATGACATTTGATTTTCTCCTCTGTGTTGATATACATATAGTCTTCTACTGGCACAATGCTCATCTCAAGCTCTCCTTGTTTATTATACATCAATTTAACAAACCCTGTACCATACATAATTACATTGAGCATCAATGCTTCAATCATTTCATCTGGAGTCATGTATTCTTCTCCTGCACAATATTGACATCAACACAGATGCCATCAACCTTTAAGCCTTGCTTCTTTCCCTTCTCTATTTGTTGCTCCACCTCTGTACGACAAGCACGTATGTCAGTGGTGTATCTCTCAGATTGAAAGAACTCACATGAAAGACCAAGGCATACGTATAAAACTGGAATGTATATTGTCATGTGTTCTTCTCCTTGAGTTTTGGTACGCAGTAGTGAGAAGGCCGTGTTATTGCGCCACCTTTTTCAGTTATGAATTTTTCGCAAGTTTCTTTGTTTGGCATCACTTCCGCATATTGAGGTTGACAAGTTCTCATGCACAACATTGTGATTAGCACCCATTCAGTCATGTGTTCTTCTCCTTGAGTTTGGCTTCCACCATATCAATCAAATTACTAGGTGTTCGGCAGTTGTCATAAAGCCATTGTGCTTCCTCATCCGTCAGCCCTACCCATGTGCGCTGTGGTGGGTGGGTGTAGAGGGGTTCAACCCAACCTTTATGGTTTGGATTTCTTTTGTTCCAAACATCCGCATAAGTTTCGTTGTCTTCATAAGAGCAATAGAAATAAAAACCTTCGCCGTCAAACGTGCGCCACGCCACAGGCTCTTGGCTTTCCAACTCTGCAATGGCTTGTTCAAGTTTGATGATGGAGTCGTTGAATTGCTTTGCATACTCGTCTTGCAAAGGGTTGCACGAATGCTCGCCACGACAATCGCATCCATGTCTCCATAAAGCAAACCGAAGTTTCCTTGCTTGTATCAACGCCTCAAGCGCCTGTTTCAATACTTCAATCATGCTTGTTCTCCTCTGGCTCTGATGGATTCAGCACAATGTTGCGCCATCCATTCGCTACCCATTCTCAAAGCAGTGTGTTCACATTCCTTTGCACAGGCTTCACGTTCTTTGGCGGCTACCAGTTTGGCAAAGGCTTCAAGTTCTTCAATTACAAATTCAAAGAATATGTTTTTGTCATCATTACCTGCTGAAGCCTCTCTCGCCATCTCAATGATGTCTTGTGTCACAGCTTAGCCTCCATATATAAACCAACATTACCAAGGGAGTAGCCAATGAAGGCAATGCCTAAGCCTGTCTTCCCTGTCATCAGCAAGTTAACAGCAACAACGAGGTAGACAATACCTATCAGGGCAATGAGCCAACTAGCCATAATAAGCCTCCGTATAACTAACCAAAGCATCTTCAACATGCTTGATGTCTTTCTGTGCCAGCATCTCTGTGACATCAACGCCATTGACATAGGCTTGCCATTCATAGCCACCACTGAAGCCAACGTCAGGCTCTGGTTCTTCCCAACAGAATTCAATTGTAACATCCTCTGCATTTGGAAAGGCCTCACAAAACTGTGCATCTACACACAGCAAAGGGAAGTCATACAAAGCAAGCAATAAAGTATCCATGTGTTTCCTTGTTTGTCTTTTTCTCACAGCTTCTCATCTTCTGTTTCAACCATACGTCCTGTGTACTTGCTATACACAAGGTTACAAGCATGTCCTGTCAATCCAGAGAACCTGTTCTTCAATACACGCACCTTAGTGGTGTTACGTTCCTTCTCATCGTCTGCCTGACCATTACGTTCCAAGCCAAGCACCATGTCAGAGAGCTGAGCAATGGAGCCTGAGCCACGTAGCTGAGCCAATGTTGTAGCCACTCCCTCCTCATGTCCCTTGCCTCCATCAGGACGCTTCAAGTGGCTGACAAGGACAAGGCTAATGCCTGTTCTCTGCACCAGTGTGCGA